GTTACCCCGTTAATTTTGTTATCAGCATCTTTTTTGTTATTTGCTACCGTTGTGGACATTCCGTCAGCCGTTTGCTTCAATTCTGATATAGCCTCGTACTGACCACTTGCGCTGACACTACTGTTCAATTTGGAAACAACGCTGGTTATACTATTGGCATTTTGCGTTGTTTGAGATTGCAGTGCTGTTATGGATGCATATTGCCCACTTGCACTTGGCGAACTCTGTAATTTACTTACTGTTGCGCTGATGTTATTTGCGTTCTGCGTAATCTGTGATTGCAGATATTCCACAGTATCGCCAACATCCCCCTCAATGTGAAAATTTTCAATGGTTGTCTGTATGGTAGCAATATCCTGAGTTGCTTGGGTGATGTTCGCAGTGTTGCTATCGACTTGGGCAATAGTGCGTGTAACAGTATCCTGCGTTTCCACAAGTGAGTTATGCGTTCCAATTCCTAACTCCTGCACCTCATTCAAACGCATATTGATAGCATCGACAGTTCCCTGTACTGTGTTGATTTCCGTGCCATACTGTCGTAACTCTGCAATGTTGTTATTGATAGCGGCTAAACTACCATGAACCTCAATCAGGTCTTTTGCGCTGTTTACCGCATCGTCCAATGCTGATTTTATTGCGCTGTCAACTTTCTCAATGTTGATAGCTTCATCTTCCAGCAACTTTGCGTCAATGGTCTTTTTAATAACGATACGTGCTTCTGTGCTTCGTTGCCCATCGCCGAATATATCCACATAGGCTACCGATACATCATAGATTCCTGCTTCACAACTATGCGTGTAAGTGTTGTTTTCGGTAAACGCTGATACAATGCCGTCACCATTGATATAGACTCTCATACCCATACAGCCGTTGGGGATTGCGCCTGCTACAATGTTTATGCTTCCAAGGTTAGCAGACACTAATGGTTTATCAGGCTTTGGCGGTTCATCTTTTGCATAAATTAATCTTGCTGGTGCGGAATATTTACCAAGCACACTTTTTGCAAACAGGAACAACGTGCCTGTCCGTGTCGTCAGTGTTACTGTTGTCAATGTTCCGCTTGTGCGTGCTAACAGATGGCCATCTTCGTTTCCGCAATACACATCGTCACGGACTTCATAAAACGCAATATCAGTGTTAGCAACTTCTTTCCAGTTTACCTTAATTTCATTGCCATAGGTAATACTAAACCCGTTCGGAGTGTTTGGCGTTTCCGTCCGTGCGCTTGCGGTCACAGTTACCATCGGAGATATTTCAAGCGGATTTTTATTTCCAAGCATATCTTTAGTAACTACCGCAAAACGGTATCTATCGCCGGTCGTCACATCACTTAGCGTAAAATCAGAATATCCCGTTCCTGCATACTGCCATCTATTCTGATAACCTAATTCACTGATGGCCACACCCTGCGTCATGGAAATATCAGATGCCCTTGCGTTATCAGTCTTATACCATATATCGCAGTTTCGATAATTAGCTAACAGCGGTGCATCCCATACAAGATGTATCTCATACCGCACTTCGCCATTCTTTACACCACGATAGATTGTATTCCCTACCAGATTAGTCACAACAGGCAATGCGCCATCTCCTGTAGGATATAACGGGCCTGCCTGTGTTCCTGTGCTTTGGTTTACGCCAAGAACAGTGATAACTTTTATCCAGTATGTTGTATCAGGCAATACATCTAATTCGCAGTTGTTACCGTCAATGTTGCTCTTTCCAATAGTCCATGTTTCGCCACCGTCTGTAGATAACAACACAGTAAATTTACCGCCGTTGTCAGGCATATTCCAGCTTGCTTCTAATCTGCCTATCCTGTTGCCAAACGTATCTTTGCTTTGTGATAATTTAGCAACCAGTCCTGTTACGTTTTGCGGCTCACCATACCACTGTGAGTAGTTAATGACTGGAATATCGTAGTTTTCATCAAATACATTCTCGTTGTATTCCAAGCAGGTTATCGTGCGCTCAAACTCCTGCGAACGTGTGATGTTTTTAACTACAAACGGCTTACTGCCAATGTTGGCAACCGCAATGTCAAAAATATCTCCGGCCTGTGGCATATCTTCTTCCGGCAAACTACCGCTTACTGTAATCGTTGTCCATCCGTCAGCAGACGATACAATTTCACACGCCCTTGTGTACAGATTGTCTTTTTGCGTTCTCCACTGGATCCTATACGATTTCGTTAAATCTTCTAACTCTATCGGTAATACCCACGTTGTACCGTCAATGCTTTCAATGCGTCCACTGTTTGCCCACTTCGGCACATCATGTGATACCATGACAACATCACCCACAGTACAGGCGATAGAATCAATACCAGCGTTAAACGTCACAGTGCGGAGTAAATACTTGTTACTGTATAACTGATACTTGCCCTCACGATAAGCCTGTTTATAATCTGTAATGCCGTCAAAGGTCATCTGTGCGGTTTTTGCATATCCGTCAGAATCGTATGTGTCGCCATAGATAGTCAGCACTTCACGTTCATATCCTGCGTCTTTGTTGGTGAACGTGATTTCAACGCAGTTAGCACGGTCAGATACTTTTAAAAATTCTTCGTTAAAACTTCCGCTGACAATATTCCCCATGCCAAACATCTGTACTGGAGTCTGCACATGGTTGTAAATACAACCGTACTTTGTGCCAAACCGCACAACTAAACCGTGTCCTATCGGCGCAAGTTTCTGATTAGCAATGTCCAGTAACTCACCAACAGTATTTATCTCGATATTGACATAGTATCTTTTCTCGTCACACCAAGCCGCCCATTCTGCAAAATCGTCATAGCGCATTAACTCTTTTGCTGCGCCACGAACCTCTATTTCCATTTCGTTCGTGTTGACATTTTTCAACCGCCTTGCCTGATGCAGTAGGTCGTAACACGCCCATGCAGGATTGTCGGACAACCGTTCTTCATACTCGTCAGTATGCGGATTATACACCCATACTTTCTGCCGTTCTTTCATAAACGTCAGTTGCGGAGTGCCGTTTAGTTGGTCAGTAGCTTTGGCTCTAATGCCAATCAATGCCTGACAAGGATAGGTAAAATCGTCATAGACAATGGACGTAATGCCTGTCCAGTAACATTCTTTCTGGTCACGGGTAGCATTGCTATGACTTACAGAAATTACTCTTGCCCGTACATCGTATGCACCTGCGGTAATATGGTCTACTCTGTATTCTTTGCGGATTGCTTTATTGCTGTCACCAGAAATGCTAAACGTGCCAAGTTCTAACCACGTTTCGCTTGATGTCAGCTTGTACTGCATCTCGACTTCAACAGTATTCGTGGAAAAACTGCCGTCATCATTGCCATGAAACAAGCCGTTTGGAAACTCAATTTTAAAAATCAGTCCTTCGGTTGCTGTTCCCTGCGCAGTATCAACATACCACTGGTCTTTGGTCGCCATGTGGTATTGCAGATTTTTTGTAAAATAGGTATCGTTAAAGTACGGAATAACAGACTGGTCATTCGTTCCGTTCCGAATTTCGCACGTTACGCTTTCATAGTTTTCAACAGGGTTTTCGTTTAGCTTAATATCTGTGATGTTCAGCGGCCCTTCGCCTGCCGCTATCAGCCAGTTTAAGTATTCGTCATTATCCTGTGCAGATACAAACTTGCCTATGGTCTGACCGCCGCTTTTTACCTTGCCGTAAGTTAAGGATATAGCGTTGTTCTGCCCTTCCATTGTCTGTACGCCGCCCCAGGAATAGGTCGGCTCGTTCTTTGCATCATACGAACCTGTGTCAATGTTCTGTCCCATCATTCTTCCAATCAAAGAAGAACCCAAGAACATTACTGCCGCTGCCGCCATGTATGCGCCCAAGTGTCCTGCGGCAAAGAATCCACTGGATGCTAACCAACCACCACCGACAATACCAAACGACACTACAGATAAAGCAACAGCAGCAATGATACCTAAGATACCTTTGCCGCCCTTGCCGCCTTTTTCAATAGCAGGATAGATAACAACAAAATCGCCGTCATGGATTTTAGTTTCGTTTTCTACCGTATAACCATTGACGGTAGCTTGCAGGTCAACGCCTTCTATAGCGTTCTGCGTCAGCAGTTCCCCAAGCGTACCGTTATATTCAATTTGCGATACTGTCCTGCCGTCCTGCGGCGAAAAAGGATTCGTAACAATAACCAGTGTTATCATTCTTTATCTCCCATGTATTCATAAAAACCGACAATGACTCTGCGCCATGCCGGATTGCTGATTCTGTCAATGCAGACACCGACACGCTCTCTCGTGTGTATAAATTTACCGCTGCCAATATAAACCGCCGTATGGTTGACCACTCCATCAGGAGAACCGAAACGAATAGCAATAAGACAAGGTACTTTCGGCTCTGCTATCTCTTTCCACGGATAATGCTTTGTGTTGCCCTGTATCAATTCGCTGATTCTGCACATATCGTTATAGCTTTTGTACTGGTCGTCATATTCAGGGATATGATAGCCGTACCGTCTGTACACTTCTTTTACCAATCCGTAACAGTCAAACCCTACGTTAATGTCACGTCCTTTGTCTACAAACGGCACTCCGATTAAATCATCAAACATTAGCGTATACCCCCTTTTGGTCTATGCCAGGGAATCCACCAAAACGTTCGCTGTTATTATGCGCTCTGCAATCTTCCAATGTATGCTTGCACGTTTCTATAGGGCCGTTATAGGCGCAACGCAACCCTTTATAAGCAAACGGGCAGTTGTTCTTCATATACCTGTCTATCGGTCTGCGTGTACGTGCGCTGTACGCATTGCCAAGCGTAAAGCTAATCCACTGTTCGTCAATCTTGCAGTCCAACACAGTAAAGTATTCTTCAAGGTCAGCATCGCCATTCATATTCATAGAGTTCACGACTCGCAAGATAACTTCCGTACCTACGCCGCCGCCGCTTTCTTCTACATACCACTGCATACCCTGTGCTACGTTACTTACCTGTAACTGCACGTTGGGGTCGCTTCCATCACTATCTTCTGATACCTCGCCAATCTTAAACGGAAACGCCTGATACAACTGCCCCTTCCACGTAACGTCCTCGTTGTTGTAGCAGATATATACAGTATTTTGTAAACGGATTTCTAACAGGATAAGAAAACAGCTATCAGTGCTTAATTTATTTTTTTCTGCTTTAGATATTGCAGAAATAGAAAGCATAGTTATACCTCCTGCAATTGCAGTTCTACATTCCAATAATTAATAAACTGCAACTCGCTATCAAACTTGATGCACCGCACCGCATACGTTCTGTTGTCAGCAGGATTTAACCAATTAAACAC